GGGTTTCATGTTAAAATTGAACCTAAAGAATTTGCATTAGGTACGCAGACTCAGCGTAAGTTTATTGATGATTTAAAGTATAGTGTATTGGAAAATCAGGGGAAAGCTCTTGGTAAATCTCTTGCAAGAACAAAGGAGAAATATCGAGCAAGACCTTGGAATAATGCGTTTTCGAGTGCATGGGATTTTCAACAGAGCGAAGAAGGTTTGTCGCTGTGTAATAGTTCTCATGCAACCAAAGCAGGTACTTCTACTACATCAGGGTTTGATAATGCTGGCACTGATGCTCTTTCAGCTACTACCCTTGCAGCCACTTGGCTTGCAATGAGACAATTCAGAAATAGCATTTCTGAGAGAATCCAAATGGATGATTCTTGGATGGTTGTTGTTCCTGATACACTTGGAGATACAGCAGAAACTATTGTTGGTACAGTTAAGGGTCTTGGAACTGGTATGGGAAATATCAATCCACAAGAGGGTAGATATAACGTAGAGAGATACATGAGACTTGATGATTATTCAGCAACAAACTGGTTTCTTGTAAACCAAACTTTAATGAAAGAAAATCTATTGTGGATAAATCATACAGAAGCAGATTATGACAATACTGTTGATTTTGAAACTAAATCTTTGAAACATAGCATCTATGGTAGATGGGCGAATGGATTTAAATCTTGGCGCTGGGTATATGGGCACAACGTATAAAGCGCATTATGTAGTATTTTAGTACTTGCTAAAATCGGATACCCATGATAGTATATAATAAACCTTAACAAAAGGAGTATTATCATGGGGAAACCGATCGTAACAAAAATAGGCAATAGACGTAAACTTATTATTTTAGAAGAGAAACGATGTGATGAGTGCAATAATTTATTCCAACCAAAAACAGTTAGGTCAGCGTATTGTTCTGAGGGCTGCATTAAAAAGGCTGCTAACAGGAGATATAAAGATAAAACTAGGCATGGTGGAGCAAGAGAAGAGCTTATCAAAAAATATGGGCTTGTGTGTTCTAATTGTGGTAAGGTTGGTAATAGGTCTAATATACATGCACATCACACATCTTTCGATACAACAGATCATGAAGGGCAAGTATTACTTTGCAGATCATGCCATTCAAGGGAGCATAAATTTGGTGAGAGCAATAAAAGTATTCCAAAGATATGCGTTCAATGTGGAGAAAAGTTCACAGCTAAAACAACAAGGCAGAAATATTGCTCTGTTAAATGTAATAAACGTGCTTCACATTTAAGAGAAGATCCTGCTAAAAGTAAGGCTAGGATTAAAAAGTGGAAGCTTAATAATCCAGATAAATACAAAGCTGGTAAAAAAAGGTACTACGAGAAACATGCAGATGAGATTAACAGAAAGAATAGAGAAAAAAGAACTATACTAAATAAAGGGTAAGTCACGGTGCGATTGGGTTAAGCTCATTCTATTCCGTGAGGCAGCAATGTCCCTATAAAAGGAGGTAAAGATGGGTTTAACAAATTTTCCAAATGGAATAACAAGTTTTGGTATTCCAATAGTAAGCGGTGGTTTCGGTGCGTTCGGTGACGTATATTTTGTCGATCCCAGAAATGGCAACGATAACAATCTAGGTACTTCACCAGACGCTTCATTTAAGACTTTAAGCAAGGCTTATGCAACTGCGACTTCAAACAATAACGATGTGATTTATATTGATGGAGATTCAACGGTAACAGAAACAGCCATGATAACATGGTCTAAAAATAGAATCCATGTAGTAGGATGTAATGGTGTAGCTTCTCCTGCTGGCTATGGTTGCGGAGCAAAAGTAAGTCTTGGTGTAACAACCGATGCTGCTGATACTGCAACAATTAGATGTACTGGTGTAAGAAATACATTCACTGGTATTAAATTTATGAATAGCAACACTTTGGCAACTTGTCTTCATGGATATGAGGAAGCTGGAGAGTATAACAGGTATTATAATTGTGAGTTTTATAAATCTTCATTATTGACCACTGATCTCACAGCAGAAGTATTAATGAACGGAGATAGTTCACAGTTTTTTGGTTGTACTTTTGGTGATATGGTTAATTCAAGAGGTGCTTCTGGTAAAGAAAGACCTAATGTTAAATTTGATAGAGAGACAGTTACAGGTAAGGTTTGCAGGGATGCTATCTTTGAAGATTGTACTTTTTTACAAAAAGCTGCTCACGTTGATGCTTGCTTTATGTATGGTAAAAATGCAACAGATATTGAACGGAGACTGGTTATCAAAAACTGTATCTTTATGAATTGTATTTTAGCAACAGCAACAGTGGCAGATGCGGTTAATTTCGGTGCAGCTCAGACTTCGGGTGAAGTATTAATGATTAACCCGGCAAGTACTAACTGTACTGCAATAGCTGGCGCAAGTCTTAATATTTATGTTCAAAATGCTCCTGATGGAACTACATCTGGAATAGCAGAAGAAATAGCAGCTTAATAAATTTTAAGGGGCGGTGTAAGACTGCCCCTTATTAAAATCGGATAATATAAGATTATCCCATAAGGAGAAGTAAAATGACTAAAGATAAAGATGTAAATGTAGAATTTTTTGGTGATGTAGATAGAAATAAAAACAATGAAATTACTTCCGAATTGCCAGCATGGTTTCATAGGGAACATTTATCAATCCTTGAAGAAGATGCTGACCAACTGGAAAGACAAATCGAAAGAGGTGATATCCCCAAACTACACATTTCTATGACAGCACAGGAAATTAAAACTAAAAGAGAAAAGATTGCTGATATAAAAGCTGCTATTCCTAAATTTACGGGAGCAAATAAAAATAAGATATCAGAGGCTTATTTTAAATTAAAAAACCAAATAGCGGATTCTTTACCAACTCATATGGAAAACAGAAAAGGATATACACAACCAAGAGAAGAACTTGATAGAATGAAAAATTTTCATATCCCTGTAGATAAAGACTTAGCAAAAGCGTGTAATGTTAAAACAAATATTGCTGGAAAAGTATCTGGTGATGGCGCTAATAAAATGTTTAAAATGTTCGGTAGGATTCTTGGAGAAAACGAGAACGTAGAGCGAATAAGAAAAGAAGGTAAGAGTGAATCTAAAAGAGATATGGAAGATTTCACTAAACATATATTAAAGGAATTAGCCAGTGGACGGGAAAGAGCTTAAACGTAGACTAAGGCAATTACTCAATGAAGATTCTGACTCTGAGTGGCTTGATACAAGGACAACTTTTGATTTCCTTAATGAAGCTGCTACAGAGTTAGTGAATAAAACTCATTGCTTAAAAGGGTCACAGGACATTACAACCGTTGCAGATCAGACAGATTACAATATTAGTCCTGACTTTTTAAAATTATTCTTAAAGGATTCAAGCGGTAATTATGTAATTAAATTTGGTGATTACAATTTTATTCAATGGAAAGATGAAAACGAAATAATTTATGGTAATAATACTACTTCTGTTTCTCAACCTGATTCATTTTCAATAAGCAATGCTGACGTTCCAGATGCAGTTACAGGTACGGCTACTTCTGTTGGAGCAGCTACGGGTGGTTTAAGTATTCTTGCAGATACAGCAGCAGACTTTACAAACGTTGAGGCTGGTGATTCTGTTAATAATACGACCGATAGCTCTACTGGAGTTGTACTTTCAAAAACATCAACTACTATCTTAAACGTAGCATTGTTTGGTGGCACTGATGATGATTGGACAATCGCAGACGCTTATACAATACAACCACAAGGTAGATACAAATTAGTATTAAACCCTCCTCCTTCTGAGGTAGAAACAATAACTTTAAATTTTGTTAAAAAACCAGCTCCAGTTTATAGTGATTATCAAGTATTTGGATTTATAGACCAGTACGCAACGGCATTAATTAAGTATGCTTTTATGTTGTATAAATATAGAGATATGAACCCGGGAATGGGAGATGCAATGTATAGATATTGGGATTCTGCTTTACGTGGTGCTGGATATGAAACTAACCAAGCTCTTAATCGTCAAATAAAGGTAAGCTTTAAAAATGGCAGATAAAGACTTAAAATCAAAAGAAATACCTTTAACTGGTAAGTTTATTACAAGTGAAGACCCTGCTGTTATAGGAACTAACTTCCAACAAGTTACAAATATGAGGTATACAAAAACTTCTATAAAGGGCATCGGTGGTCATTCTAAAATAAATACATTAGCAGCGCCTTATCCTAAAATAAGAAGTGGTATACATTTTGATAAAGACGATGAAACTCATACGATTGTAGAGGCATACAACGACGGGGAAACAGATTCTATAATTTATCAGAATACAACAGCAATTCCAGATACAGGTAATTTCAGCACCACTGCTCTTTATGAGCCACTTACTGGTACTGGTAGGTTCAGTTTAGCACCAAACGGCTATTTAGCCTATGCTAACGGAGCAGAAACGTGCATATACGGTGGTGATGAATCCAATATTGGTGGTTTTATGAATTATGCTCCTGATGATTCTTTTAACAAAGACCAAACAGATCAAGTA